GTCAGACCTGTTCCAATGGTCAAGGCATTTGTTGCGGTCGCGGTAATTGTTCCAGATGCACCCAAAGCAACAGTCACGCCGTTGTAGGTTACAGAACTGTTTGTCAGACCACTATTAGGAATTGTGGTGTTTATTGCGCTTGCGGGAATGCTGATTGTGACGTTTGATGCAGAAGTCAGTTGACCTTGAGCGTTGACCGCAAACTGAGGGACTGTTGATGCGGAACCATAAGTTGCCGCAGTAACGCCAGTCACATCAATTGAAATTGTGCCTGTGGAGGTGATTGGGCCACCTGTAAGGCCAGTTCCCGTAGCCACCGAGGTAACGCCAGAACCCGTAACAATTGAACCCCATGCGCCATTGGCGTAGCCTTCAAAGGTTCCTGTGGTGGTGTTATAGCGAAACATCCCGTTGACTGGGCCAAGGCTTCGCTGTCCAGTGGTTCCGACAGGGATGGCGATGCTCCCAGTGCCCGGTATCACTGGGTTGCTTGCAATACTCACCACTGGAGTTGTTGTTGCGTTTACAACCGTAATCTGGTCAGCAGTTCCGCCCACGCTTGTGACCGTACCGTCGCCAGAGCCAAGCGTGACCCAAGAGCCGTTCTGATACCCCTCAAAACGAGCCGTTGTTGAGTTGTAGCGAATCATGCCATTGACGGCGGATACTGGGCGACTTCCTGTCGCGCCAATAGGCAAAGTCAGGCTGGCAGTGCCGCCAAGGACTGGATTGTCTGCCAAAGCAATCGTGGGCGCACCGCTCACGCCACTGCCATTGGTGACCGTAATTTGGTTGGATGTGCCAGCAATCGTTGTTGCGCTGATTGCACCACCAGAACTGATGGTCAGCAAACCATTGGCACTGAGGTTCGCCAAGTTCAAAACTTGACCGTCCAAAGCGATGGTTGGGTTGCCTGCGATGCCGCTTCCGTTGGTAATCGCCAGACCGTTGCCAGAAACAGCAATAGAACGCCCTGTAATGGCTGTAGAAGACGTTTTTACCTGAAAGCCAGTACCAGAGTTCACCAACGACAATAAAGCGCCTGTGGTGCTGATATTGAACAATCCTTGAGCGCCAGCGTCGGTAATGACCAAACCATTGGTCGCGCCAACGTAGCGGCTGTTGGGCAGTTGCGGGGTCTGAGTAACTGTCAGGTAGGTGTAAACCTGCGACGGGGCGGCGGCAATCGCGCCCGTGGTCGTCTGCACAGTCACGCCATTTTGGACAATAGGAACCGCTTCAGCGCCTGTAATAGCGCCAGCGGCTGGGAGTTGGAGTATGGAGACTTGTGCTGACATTTATGTACTCGTATTGTCTGGAGGGTTCGGAGCAATCGTGTCTTTGTTCCCTGTGTTAGTCGGCGTCTGAGTGTTTTGCTCAGTCGAAATCTGGAACTGGCTTGAGCCGTCCATGTTCTGACTTCCAGTCATCAAGAAGTTGTCGTTCGCCGCAACGCTGACATCAGGGCGAGCAAACCGAAGGTTAATCCTTTCGGTTTTGCGAGCCGCCAAGCGATAGGGGTCAAGGGTGTCCCAACAGCCTTCGCCGCACACGCGAAGACCGGGGGAGTTGCCGTCAGGTCTCAAGTCCACATAGGCACGCTTCATCTTGCACCTATCGCACACCGCGATGGCAAGAGAAGACAAACCAATTGTGTCCATGAAGACTGGCATCGGTTACCTCGTATAAACTGAAATGTTGGGCGCAAAATAGATTGGCGACTTGTCGCGCTCTTCCTGCTCTGCTTCGTAAAGGTACTTCTCAGCCATCTTTTCCAAATAGGCAACCCTGTCCATCCCAACTTGCGGCAGTTCGAGGCTCATACGGTGAGCCAGCATGAACAGCACAGCCTCGTACCAGCGCTGTGGAATCTGCAATTCATCAGTCAAAGCGCCAACGTCCATGATTTGCGTCGAGTACCACACAGTCATCTGCACAAAAGCGTTGCTGGGGGTAGGCCACAAATAAATCGTGGGGTTTGGAATCGTGCGGTCAAACCAAAACTGGTAAGGCTGATTTGCCGTGAAGTTTTTGTTTGGCAAGTTGGTGTAGTCGTCGCGGTTCAGGCGAGACATCATCACTTCGGTGCTGTTATTGCCGATGTACCACTCACGCAAGGCTAAAGTCGTCCCAGAGGAGGCTTTTATGCGGTAGTAGGCGACGTTTTGACCGGGGTCTATATCCGTCCACACCCACACGTTATCAGTCACCGCGACCGCGCCAAGGTTCTGCAACGTGTTGAAAGTCGTCCCGTCGGTTGAATACTCAAGCGTAATATTCCACACCGCATTCCCACCACCAGCGATATAGGGCAAAAACCCAATAGAGCCTGCATAGATGGGGTCAGAAGTGCCGTAATTGACTGTGAAACTGCCATTTGCAGAAGACTGCTGGCAATAGGTGTCAATGTTGCCGTCATACAAGTTGGCAGTTACGCCACCAGCGGACGAAGAATACGCACCAGAAGGGCGATTCATGGTGCGATACAGCACATTAAGCGTGTCTACAGCCCCATCAGGCAGGGTGTAGCGGTATTTGTCAGGGGTCAGGCCAATAACCTCTTTGCTGATGCACCAGTATTGGATGCCTCGGTTGATGAGGTTTGACAAAAGGAAACCAAGAGACTGACGCGAAGACAGAACCTGCTCAGAGGTCAATTCTTCGGCGAGTTTTCCGCATCGACGAGCGCCGTGGTCAATCAACGTCTGTACGTTGTAGGTCTGTCCGTAGGTCTCAGAATACGCCATATCAACACTTCCAACGTGCAAGCGCCGCCGCTTTACGAGTCGGCTCGCCTTTTTCATCTTTCATCGGCCCAGCCATACCACTCATTCGAGCGCAAAAGGAATCCTTGCGTGCGCCTCCCTGTGGCTGGGGTGCTTTTAGGTGTGAACCAGTCTCTCGATTGTACTTGTCACGACCTTTTTGCGTAAGACCTGCACCTTGTTTTGTTGGAAGTTTTTCGCCTCGACCAACAGCAAGGCTAGGCCCACCTTGTTTGAACTTCTTACCCTCATCAGCCTTGGCAAAATCTTTTCCTACTTTTTGAGGGATGCCAACTTTTTTGGCAAAAGAAGGGTTGTGCGCAACCGCTTCCATCAATTTGTGTTGGGAAGATGATTTGCTTGGCATGGCTTACCAACAAGTATTTTTAGAAGAACCGCCAGTTTTCATCTTGGCGGTTTTTGCGGACTCGACAAAGTCTTGCTTTGTTGGCGCACCCTTGCTACCAACTTTGCGCATCTTTTCGCCAGAGCCTTCGGCTATGCGTTCACGTTTTGCATTGATGTTGGCATACAAGCCGTTTGGTTTTTTTGCCATGATTAGCCCAATGGGTTGACGTAGTGTTTCACCATCTCCAAAACCACGGTATAGGTGTCACCAGAACTTGCATCCAAGGTAGTAAAAGTGATTGCGCCATCAACACCAGTGCCAGCATTGTTTGTCAAACCACCAATTTTTTCAAAATCTTGCTGGTAAGCATTATTTTGAGGAATGGTTTCAATGATGACGGGCGTGCTGGCTTTCCACTTCAATTGCACTTCCATGCCATGAGTCAAAGCGGTAATTTTGGTAATGGTCACACGGTCGCAAGCGCCACCGCCTGAACCAGAAGAAGCCAAAGTCGAAGGATTAACTTTGACCACATTGGTTTCACCAGTGCCATCACTGGTGTTTGTGAATTTCATAATTGCAACGCGCTCACCGTCCATGAGCGTTTGACTTGCGACTGCATCAGCCATATTTCTCTCCAATTAAAAGTGGGAGCCGAAGCCCCCACTCGTTTTCAACAATCGCGTCCGCCGCGTTTTTTTCCTGCTGGTGAGACCGTTACAGACCTTTCGGTTTGTGTGATAGCACCTTGACCGCGACCCATTTTGCGACGCAAATCTTCTAAATTAACATTCCCAGAAGGGCTTGTCATGCCATCTTGAATCATGCGTTGCATTGCGGCTTCTTCAGCCGCAGTTACAGGGCCTTGACCTTTAAGGTAATTACGAGCCTTGCCGTACAGTTCTTTTGCCATGCTCAAAGGATTCATTGCATCCTCTAATTCACGGTTGTACTGTGCAGTTTTGTCGTAAGCACCATTGGACATATCCGTAGTTCCACCTTCTTTCATCCGTTTGGGCGAACCATATTTCAGGTTGCTGT